ATGGTCTTATGGACTTCTCAGCAACTGCTGGAGATACTGATGTAGCTGAATTATTTGACCAGATGATGGATAGAACAGCAGTAGATTTTATCTTTGCTCTATCTACTCCAGCTGGTTATACAATTACTGGAGATGGTTTTATTACTTCTCTTGAGATTAGTGGTGGTACAGAAGATGCTCCAACTTACTCTGTTTCAATAGAGGGAACTGGCGCAATTACTAAGACTGCTGTATAATAATTTCTTTGTTGGTTGGGGATTGTGCTACGGCACGTCTCCCAACTAGCAATAACTTAAACTAACAAAGATATGTACGAAGTAGTTATAATAAACGGAAAGGATTACCCAGTAAGATTTGGAATGAACTCGTTGAGGTTATTTTGTAAAGATACTGGAAGAAGTTTGGCTGACTTAGATAAGCTAGGAGAAGGAATAAGTTTAGACGATGCTTGTTATCTAATCCTAAACGGAATAAAAGACGGCTCTAGAGTGAGTGGTCAAGAATGTTCTTTAAGTGTTGATGATGTCGCAGATATGCTAGACGAAGATTTTGAGGCACTAAATAAAGTGCTAGAGATATTCTCTAATCAATTCTCTGCTAAATTTGAAACGGAGGGAAACGACAAAGCCACGAAGAAAGTGGCGAAGAAAAAGAAGTAACTTGGGATAAGTTAGAAGCTATAGGTTATGGTCTAGGCTTATTACCTAAAGACTTTTGGAATCTAACTTTTCACGAGTTTCTATGTACTCAAAAAGGTATCAATGACCGATTTGAATTAGAACAACGTCAAGAGTGGGAACGAGTTAGATGGTTGGCTTGTGTTAATTTACAGCCACATACAAAGAAAGGACAAAATCTAACACCTCAAAAACTTGTTAAGTTCGATTGGGAGAAAAAGAAAAGAAAGACCGACATTGAAAAACAAAAGAAAAGGGCAGAATATATAAAAAAGAAATACGAATTGTTAAATAAAGACAATGGCACAGAAGAATCTTAGCGTAAAATTATCACTTAACGATAAGCAATTTCAGAGCAGCTTAAAAAGAGCTACTAGGTCAATGAAGAAGTTTGGTTCTTCTATGAAAAGAACTGGTCAAACATTATCAAGAAATTTAACATTACCTATAATTGCTCTTGGGGCAGCTAGTTTAAAAGCGTTTGATACACAAGCAAAAGCAATAGCTCAAGTTGAGTCAGGTTTAAAGAGTACTGGAGAGGCTGCTGGTTTTACATCTGAGCAACTTCAAAAAATGGCTTCTGACTTACAAAAAAAGACAATTTTCGGAGATGAAGAAATTTTAAAAAATGCAACCTCCCAACTACTTACATTCACTAATATAAGTGGAGAGCAATTTGCAAGAACTCAAAAAGCTGCTTTAGATTTAGCAACTAGACTAGACGGAGATTTAAAATCTGCATCTATTCAATTAGGTAAAGCGTTAAATGACCCAATTGCTAACTTATCAGCTCTAAGTCGTAGTGGTATTCAATTCTCAGAGGAACAAAAGAAAGTAATTAAAGAACTAGCTGAAACAAATAGACTTGCAGAGGCTCAAACAATTATACTTGATGAATTAGATAAACAATACGGAGGAAGTGCTGAGGCTGCTGCTCAAGCTGGATTAGGTGGGATTCAGCAGTTAAAAAATTCTTTAGGAGATTTAGGTGAAGAATTTGGAGCTATAATATCTGAAAATATAGGACCTTTTATACAAAAAATTAAATCCTTAGTTGAATCATTAAAAAATGCAAGTGATGAACAAAAAAGAAATATAGTTGTATACAGTGGTATTGCTGCTGTTGTAGGTCCATTATTAATTATTTTTGGTCAATTAATAATCAGTCTTGGAGCTATAACTAAAGCTGTTAGACTTTTATCTTTAGCCATAGCGTCAAATCCTCTTGGATTATTTTTAACTCTATTAGCTACAGCAGGTGCTGCTCTTATTGCTTTTGGTGCTCCTTCAAGAGAATTTAATACATATCAAAAAGATATGAAAGATTCTATTGATGACACAAATCAACAACTTTCAACTCAAGAAAAGTTAGTAAATGAATTAAACGATGCTACTAAAACTTCTGTAGACAGAGATAAAGAAAAGGTAGATAGAGTAAAAGAAAGTGTTAAAACTTTAGAAAATGAAAATAAAAATCTACAAAATCTAATAGATAGGTATATTGACATTGAAGGTCCACAATCCGACTATATTAAAAATATTCAAAAATCTATTGATGCTAATAATCTACAAATTAAATCTTTACAAAGTGCTAAAGACAAGTTTATAGATTTTAAAAAAGAAATTCCAGAAGCAACTAGCTTTATGAAGGAATTTAATAGTGAATTACAAAAAGAAGAACTTTTTAAGGATATAGAGAATAACTTAGATAATTTTTTCAAAAAAGTAGAACTACCTTCTGTTGATAGCTTAGGTTTGTTAGAAATAGGAGAGGAAGAAGATTTAGAAGAAATGGGATTTGATACTGCTAAAGTAGTTGAAAATTTCAATACAATTCAACAAGCTATTCAACAAACTGCTGATGTTTTTTCGGGTTCTTTTAATTCTATGAAAGTTAGTGCTGTAACAACATTTGCTGACATTGGTAAGGCTGCATTAAATTCAGCTAGAGATGTTATTAAAGCTGCTATTGGTCAAGCTATAGCATCACAGATAGCTAAGATAATTGCTACTATACCATTTCCATTTAATGTTGCTATCGCTTCTGGTGCTGGAACTGCTGTAGGTGCATTATTTGATAAGGCTATACCAGCCTTTGCAAATGGAGGTATTGTTAGTGGACCAACTCTAGGTCTAATAGGAGAGTATGCTGGTGCTAATACAAATCCAGAAGTTATTGCTCCATTGAATAAGTTAAAAGATATGATAGGAGGGCAGACGGTACAAGTACAAGGAGTGATTAGTGGAGAGGATATTTTCTTATCAAATGACAGATACTCACGAAGAAAAAATAGTTATTAATGGCATACGCAATTACAAATAGAGCAAAGTTTAAAGATGACAACGGCATCTATTACGAGTTACATATATTAAAAGATAATTATGTAGGCTCTATTAGTGAGTTTAATGTAGGTGGAGATGGTTTTAAATTAATTTGGGGTGGTAGAGGAGAAAAAGTAGACTCTCCTATACATTCATCTGAGATTACTTTTGAATTTGTTTTAAGAGATAACGATGACAGAAATAGAATCTTAGATATAATGCAACAAAATGAAGGTCAGTATATAGCAAGAATATATAAAAACGATGCTGGTACTGAAACAGATTTTGCTTCAACAACTCCTATTGGCAAATTTTGGACTGGTGTAATTATTATGAATGAGTCTATAATGGAAGATGTAGACTATCCACAAATAATAACACTAAGAGCGATTGATGGTTTAAAGTTATTAAAAAGCAAAAAATTTAATCAACTAACTAATATATATAACGAAAGGACAGAGACTACTGATTCTACAATTTCAGTTGCAGATGCAAATGGAGACTTTGAAGGGGGATATTATACTTTTCATTCTTTGATTCTAGCTATACTAAATCAAAATCCAGTATCTCAAGTATATATAGAAAATGTTTTAATAGACCCACTTTTACAATTCTACGGAGCTTGGTGGAGTTCATTAACAGATGTAACTCAAGCAGACGGCTATTATGATTGTTCTAATATTATTATAGTTCAATCTAGTGCATTTTATACGAGACCATCAGTAGCTGGAGGCCAGATAAAATATATGAGCTGTTATGATGTGCTAGAAAAAATACTATTTTATTTAAATGCTAGAATACATCAAGAGGAAGGAATTTTTAAGATAGTACAATTAGGAGTATATGAAAAATGGCAAGATAACGCTGCTGCTAATGGTGTAAGTTATAGCAAAGGTAATAATGCTCTAAGTTTCACTATTAATTATTTAAAGACATTAAGCTCACAAAATAACAAAAGGTCTCTCACTAAATTTAATTTTAGCAGAATGATTAAGAGACTTGTTTATAATATAGCTGGAGCTTCAGAATCTAATCCGTTAAACTTTACGGATTTAGGAGGTGGTCAATCTGTAATTCAACAGCTAAACTTACCAGGTTTACAATCAGCAACAGCTTGGCAAACATTTACTGTTTCAACAATAAATAATGATTACACTCCAGCTCCAACAGATTTTAAATCTACTTATTTAAGTGTAGAGTCTGGTCAAGATATGACGTTTGTTTTTAATTATTCAAATCAATTTGAAATCACTGGATTTACTAATATAAATTGGTTATTATATGGAGGCTTTATTTTTAAGCCTTTCATTATGGTAAGAATAAACTCTAGTACAGACTATTATTTGCAATTTAATGCAGATGAAAATAAATACGTTTGGACTACATCACAAGTATATGTTACTAATAATCCATTGCCAGCAGCTTTTAATTATGATACAGCTACAGCAGATGATTTAACTTTTGGAGTAACTAACTCTATTGGTAGTATGGATTTAAATGGTATGGAAGCAGCTCCAGTAAGTGGACTTATAGAGTATTATATTTACTATAACATAAGAGGAGTAGGAAGCATTACACAAGAAACAGACGGGAATATAAGTTGGGACTACTCAATACCATTAACTACAGAACTTTCTCCAGATGTTATAGGTACGTCAGCTCCTAATTATGATGGTGGATATGGTGCGCCTTATGATTTTCCAGTTGCATCTTGTCAATTATATTTAGATGGTGCTTCTCCAAGTTTCGTAGCTTATGAATTTGTAAATGAAGATAGTGGAGTAGTCGTACAAAGTGGAGAGGAAATTACAGACTCAGTTAATTTTATAGAACAATATTTAACTCAAGGAGATGCTAACAATAATAATATATTTATAAAAAATAGTACTGGTGTAGGAGGTAATTGGACTTTTCCACAATCTCCTAGCTGGACTTATTTATATGATACTTCTGGAATGAGTGCCGTACATTTACCTAGTTTAAAAGCTATGACTCTTATTGGAATGCAAAAGAATTATAGAATGATTATGGATACTCGAATAGTAAGAGATACTGATGTATTAAGTGTAGACCCTTGGGAGTTTTTATATATGTTACAAGATACTATAGAAGGTGCTACAAGATACTTTATTTGTATAGGTGGAGAATATGTAGCAACACAAGCATTTTTTACTGGAGAATGGATTGAAGTAGATTTTGATGACGTAGATTTAACTAATGCTGGATTTGAAGGCAGTTTTGTAGGTGAAAACGTACAATCAGATAATACTTATAATAATCTATTTACTGAAAATAATATATAATATGAGCAATTTGAATAGATTTACTGGAATGCTTATTGACATCAATAACGAAAGGATGTTAAATGTTATAGGCAAAATAAATACAGCTATAAGTAGTGGAGCTTCAGTAAGTAGGGTATTTATAGATGCGTATAATGGTCCACTAATGCCAAAAGGTTCATCTATACAAATAAAACCTAGATACACTTCAGAAGTTAAATTAGGTGTATTATCAAGTGATTTAGAGTCTGGAGATACTCAAATAGATTTAGAATCTTTTACAGCTCCTTTTGATATACCAGCAAATACTAGAATATTCTTTAATAACTTTTATGCCTTAAATCATATATATAAAAGATACTTTGTAGAGCATTTACATATGTACGAAACTGGGCAAACACACGGAAACGACCAGTTAATAAATTCTGAATCTCCTGGTAGTGGTGTATTTAATTTTAATAGTGGAGCAGCTTTAACCGATGGTAGTTCTTATTCTAATAACTGGGGAACTAAGTTTAGCGTCTTGAATGCTCCTAGTTTTAAACCAAAATTAGAAAGAATAATTTATAGATGTTCAAGTGATGGAACTACTAATGAGGATTGGACTATCTCTTTATGGGAAAAACCAGTTAATAATAACTCAGCTACAGCTACTAATATATCTTTAATAGATTCTGAGGAGATAATTTGTCAAAATGATGAGAATTATGTGCATTCAATAGAGACATTTATAGATTATGATATAACAGAGGGTGCTGCTATTATTCCTAGCTTTAAAAAAAGTGGGAGTAAACAAACAAGCTCTACTAAACACTATGCAGAAATAACATTAATATTCAGCTATTACGATGCTTAATAAATTAAAAAAATGAAAAATATATTAAAAGAAACATCTGACGTACTTATACTAAATACTACTACTTTTACATTTGCTACGTTAGCTGATGTTGAAGTAATACTCAAGATACTAGTATTGTTATTATCTATAATTTACACAGCCGATAAAATAATCTACAACAGAAAGAGAAGGAATGAAAAAAATAATAAGTAACTTTAGAAAGAAACCTAAAGTAAAACGTAAGGGAGTACACTCTAAAAACCTTAGTAAATCACAAAGAAAAAAACCAACAAGAGGACAAGGATGAAGTTTGATATTTGGAAAAAAAGCGTAGAAAACATAGAGAAAGAAATGGCATTGAAATATTTTAAGCTAAGTGAGTTTGACGATGCTCCAGGAACTGGCAAGAATATGAAAAGAGATTTTCTCAAGAAATTAGATAAAGCTAGAGAATTAAGTGGATGTAATTACGTTATATCCTCTGGGTTTAGAAGTGAAGAAACAAATAAAAGAGTTGGAGGAGTGCCTAACTCAAGCCATTTAAAAGGCTGTGCTGCTGATATAGTTTGCAAAGATAGTGGAACTAGACAAAAGATAGTAAATGGCCTTATAATGGCTGGATTTACTCGTATCGGCATAGCTGACACTTTCATACATTGTGATACTGATAAAGATAAAACTGACGCTATATGGCTATACTAACAAATATACTTGGCAATTTATTAGGCAAAGCTGATAAGATTGTCGATGAGGTAATAACATCACAAGAGGAACGTATG